AACAGCATGCTCCGAATAAAGCAAATCCTCTGCCAACACGTTTGGGAATATTCAGATTTCTTTACGGTGAGAGAGTGTCGGAAGTGTGGGAAGGTTAGGCCTATTTAGATTTTAAAGAGAAGTGATTTATGCTGTATAGCGGATCAGGCAATTCTAATCGGTCACTTCATCTTTAAAATTGAGCTATTCGGGAATTCCGAATAGTTGATAAGCGCAAAACGTGTAGCAGGGTAAATGTATGTTTAAGGGGGATGACATCAAATGTCACCCTAACAAAACCAACGCCACCTCAACGGTGGTTTTTTTAATGCCTAGAGGAAAGTGAAATGGAACAGGTAACAGAATTTACAATTAATCTTCTTGATGGGTCTATCAAGCAAGATGAAATTAACGCTTTTGTTGGTAAGCTTAAAAACAATGAGTTGGATAGTGAACTCGATGAAATCAAAGAAATGATTGAGGACCAATTATCTTATTCAAACCCACTTAAATTAAAGAAACAAGCAGAGTTTCATAAACTTGGTAAACACAACCAAAAAGTGTTGGATGCGTTAAATAACATCAAGTCGAGTGCTGATGTAGCCCAAGCAATATCAGGCTTTAAAGCAATTTTTGCTTAACCTTCCGCTACGTTTCCTTTGCCCCGAAAGGGGTTTTATTTTGTCTTGGAGAAAGTGGGATGGAAGAAGTCGAATTTACGCATTATGGTTGGTTTGGCTTTTGTCCTGCTATTTTTGCAGAGATTGAAAGTGGTGCACCTTTTATCGAGCCAAGATGGAAGATACTTAATTGGTGGATGACTGTTAGAGAAGTTTGCATTCAGATATATTTAAACATCAGAAGCAGTTTAGATGATGATTTTGAGCCAATGTTTCCTCTAAGAATATCAGGTGAGTTCAGTAAGCCTATTGTTCGTGAGTTTAAGGAAGATTGGGACGGGTGATCTATGGACAGAACCGAAGCACTAAGCAATCTTAAGCGATATGAATCAGAGATCAGTAAATATCAAAGCCTATCTCGTGGTCTGATGACTCGTGATGAAATGATTGTTATTGATCGCAAGATTAGTCAGTTAAAAGAAAGAACAAAAGCAATTAGAAGTATGTTGAGTGATTGATCTTACTTGGATAATTTGATAATTTATTGTTTCTAAATTAATTATAGAGATAATAATGAAATCAAAACAATATATCTTAGTAAATATTTGTGGAGATAAATTTGGATTCTCAGATATAAGTAATAGCGGGAATCTAGAACTTTATCTATCTGGTCAAGAATATGATAAGTCGTCTTTTGAATTTGAATCCGCAAGTATTATTCTTATATTTGAAGCCAACTTAGAAGATGACATAAAAGAGATGATCCATAAATCCTTTCGTAAGCAGTTAGTTGGTTAATAACTAAACCTCCTCTGGGAGGTTTTTTATTGGGTGCAATTTATGGAAATTAACCAATATACCAGCTTTACTAAAAAACCGCCCATTAAAACTAAACCAAGAACAAAACCATTACCCAAAGCAACACAAAAATATTTAGAAGCTGAAGAAACCTTATTTCAAGAATTAGAAGAATGCTTAATAGGGTATCGCCGTAAATTCCAATTTGAATCAACAAGAAATTGGCGATTTGATTTTTATATTGTGAAGCTAAATCTTCTTATTGAAATTGTAGGAAGTCCTTGGTCTGTTGGGCGCGGTGGCAAGAAAGCAGCAAATGCATTTAGTAAATATGATTTAGCTGAAGAGATGGGTTATAAAATTGAGCGCTTTCATCCTGATCAAATTCTATCTGGTTACGTTATAAAATTTGTCAGTAATAAATTTGATTAATATTTTATATCCTTTGTTAAATTTTATTACATGATTTAATTTGCTATTTCAAGTGCGTTTAATTCCTAGTAGTATAGTTGGTGTAGGTAATTCCCCAATTGCCTATGTAATTTGATACCCATATTTTCTCCAAAATGTGGGTTTTTTTATGGGTGAATGATGGAACAGATCAGACCATTTCCACCAACAGATCTAATTGACCAAGCAGAGGAAGAGGAAGCGATTCGCTTGGCACCTGCAGCAGATCTAAAAGAATGGGTGGTAGAAAACTTTCTAACGATTGGTGGCGCATTACATAATCCTGACCACGATCACATAGCAGAGCTATTACACGACGATGAAACATTCTTAGCATTTGCATGGGCTTCATCTGCCGCCGTAGCTAAAAAACGGATGGTGTTAGGCCAGTGTGAAAAGGTGATGTTTAACCAGGGGGAATGGCGCAAAGCTCGGCAAGAGCAGCAAATGCGTGATTGGTTTGGGTTTGTTCCTATATATCTAATTACAGTCGATGCAAGTTTTTGTGAACGTGCAAACGACCGTGAATTTTGTGCTTTGATTGAACATGAGCTGTATCACATTGGTGGAGAGCGTGATGAGGATGGGGAAATCCTTTACAGCGATCATACAGGCTTACCTAAGCATTATTTAGCAGGTCATGACGTTGAGGAATTTATAGGAGTGGTCAAGCGCTGGGGAGCAAGCGAAAACGTCAAGCGAATGGTTGAGGTCGCTAAGAACCCGCCGTTTGTATCAGATTTAAATATTTCCAAGTGCTGCGGAACATGTCTAATTAATTGAGCCGAACGGCTCTTTTTTTTGTCATGTTTCCTTGATGAGCCTTGATGAAAGGTGATTTATGGCAAGGCTAAAAAAGGCTGAACAACTCTTTATAATTCGGTCACTTGCTCAGTTCATGACACCCACTGAAGTTGTTAGGGATATCAAGGAAACTCTTAATGTGATTGTTACACCTCAACAAGTTGAAGTGTACGATCCAACCAAAGTGGCTGGAAAGGATCTTAGGCAAGAATTTAAAGATGAATTTATTAAGGCACGTGAAGAATATTTAAAGCAGCCTATTCATAACATTAGTGGTGCAAATGACATTGTTCAATTGCAAATTCTTAGTGACTTATTAATTTCTAAAAAAGGCAATGTTGTCTTATCGATCAAGATAATTGATCAAATACAAAAGATTGTTAAGGGCTTTTATGAAAAGCGAGTGGAGATAACTGGCGCAGGCGGTGGTGCAATTAAAACAGAAAATATTCATGCCCCCGTACTTCCACAATACACACCCGAAGAGCTTGCAAAAATGACCCCGCAAGAACTTTCACGTTTAGCAATTACAGGTAAGTTATGACTTATGCACTGGATGAAATTGCACCCTTAATCAAAACTTGGACGATCAATACACGTTTGCCTGATGTGATAGGGGAAATGAGCCGCCGTTATTATTATAAAGCGGTGACAGAGCAAAACGAATTAAGCAAACAGGCTGAACTTTATAAATGCCGAACTGATCCAGTGCATTGGTTTAATCATTGGATCTGGACTTATGATCCTCGTGGTATGTCATACGGATTACCCGCAAATCTTCCTTTTGTATTACGGCCAAAACAGGTTGAACTTGTAGATTGGTTGCTTGAACGAGAAAACACTCAAACATATGGATTGATTGAAAAATCACGTGATGAGGGAATGTCTTATGTTGTATTAGGATTTTTCTTGCATCGTTGGCTATTTATTGAGGGTTTCGCTGGCGGTGTAGGAAGCCGTAAGGAAGAGTTAGTTGATAAAAAGGGTGACCCAAAAACGCTGTTTCATAAAATCCGAGATATGTTTAGTAAAATGCCTGATTGGATGAAGCCAAAGGGCTTTGTTGAAAAAGTGCATGATAATTATATGCGTATCATCAATCCTGATAATGGCGCAACCATTACAGGTGAGGCGGGAGACAACATTGGCCGTGGTGGACGTACCACAATGTACTTTCTTGATGAATGGGCATTTGTAGAGCGTCAAGAAGCGGTAGATGCAGCAATATCACAAAATACAAACGTTCATATCAAAGGATCAACACCAAATGGTATTGGTGATCGTTTTTATCGAGATCGTTTTAGTGGACGTTATTCAATATTTACTATGCCATGGCGCGCGAATCCAGATAAAAATTGGCAAGTTGAATTGCGTGGTAAGTTGATTTTTCCATGGTATGAAAAGCAATTAGCCACACTTGATGATGTTGTCCTTGCTCAAGAGGTAGATATTAACTATGCCGCTTCTGTTGAAGGTGTTTTGATACCAAGTGCATGGGTACAAGCAGCTATTGATGCTCATATAAAACTGGATATTAGACCATCAGGAGATCGTATTGGTGGACTTGATGTAGCTGATGAGGGTAAAGATAAGAACTCGTTTGCCGATAGACATGGTGTAGTGCTGCAATATCTAGATACATGGTCTGGTGTTGGTGATGATATTTTTGGAACTACACAAAAGACAATAGATATTAGCATTGAGCGAAATTTAAACCAGTTTCTTTATGATGCTGATGGGCTTGGTGCAGGTGTGCGTGGTGATGCGAGAGTTATTAATGAGCAAAACGAAGCGAAAGGAATCAAATTAATACAAGCGGATCCGTTTAGAGGTTCAGGTGCTGTGTTTGAGCCAGATGAAGAGATGGTTGAGGCTCGAAAGAATGTAGATTTCTTTGCAAATTTAAAAGCACAAGCTTGGTGGTCATTACGATTGCGATTCCAAAATACATATAGAGCGCTCAATGGAATGAAATATGATCCTGATTCGATAATTTCTTTATCTAGTGAGGATTTACCAAAGGCTGAGTTAGAGGCATTAGTTACTGAGTTATCACAACCCACATACACCAAAAATGGTGCTGGAAAAATTCTAGTAAATAAGCAACCCGATGGCGCTTCATCACCTAACCGAGCAGATAGTGTAATGATCTGCTTTAGTGGAGTTCAGGGACGAAAAGGTAAAAAACCTGCAGGTGCTGGAAGTCGAATTTTTTAATAAATAGGTAGCAAATATGACAAAGTCAAAAAAGGACAAAGCGTCAAAAAAGGCTTTGTCTTATGGGAATTTGTATTCTCAGGAAGCGGTCACTAAGTTTTTAGTGAACTTTGGAAGACAGCCTGATACAGATGAAGTGTTAAGAAAAGCAGGTATTCAACGCCATAAGCTTAAAATTATGCTTGATGATGATGAGATCGCTCAAACAATTGAAACACGCTTAGATGCCTTGCTTGCTGCACCCTTTCGAGTTGAGCCAAACGATACAACAGAAGCTGAATTGCTC